TGTGTTGTTTTAGTAACTTTGAAAAATCTTCTTTTGCGGTTCCGTTTGGCATTGTGATTGTTGGGGAATAATTTATAACAAATTGCCATAAATCGCATTTGATTTTGAAGCGTCAATCCTCAAAGTTCCATTAAATTTTCCAGCAGTATTATCTGCACCCCCCTGAACTGTAGCATTACCTTCTGTACTTGTTGCAAAAGCTCCTGTAAAAGTTGATGTTGTTGCCTCGCGGCCAAGTCCGACAGAATAAGCTGAACCTGTTATATTGGGTAAACCGGCTTTAATACTTGTTCCAGCATTTTGAGTTGGCTGTAAAAATTCTTTTGTTATGTTGTAATCTGGGATTCTGAATTCATCAGAGGCTTCTGTTCCGTAGTTAAATTTTGTTCCAATAACAGAAAAAAGTTGCTCATAATCATTACGCTTCAAAACATACCCATCACATGGTAAACATTTTGGGTGAGTATAATTTGTTGGATAAGTAATTAACGATCCAACAAATTCTGGGGTTTGTAAATTGCTATTGTAATTGTTTTGATTTAACAGATTAGTTTTTAAACCTAAAATTTCCATTATTTGACCTTATTTGTATTTAATGCACACATGGACTCCCTGTGTAGGAGGTTGAACTGTTGTAGAATTGCCATAAATTGAAGAACTCAAAGAAGCATTAAATCCTGCGATATAGTCAGCTTCACCACTATTAGAAAGAGCTGCGCCTCTACCGACATAATAAAAAGCTCCTGTATAAGTTGCACCACTTAATCCAATAACACCAATTGTTCCGGTTATATTAGGTAATCCTGCTTCTATTTTGTTGCCGGCATTTTGGGTAGGTTGTAAGATTCTTTTTGTTATGTTGTAATCTGGAATTCGGAAAGTATCTGCAGAATCATTTGTTTGATTAAATTTTGTACCTATAACTTTATACAATTCTTTATAATCGACGATTGCTAAAGAATACCCATCACAAGCTAAACAATCTTCTGGAGTAAAATCAATCGGAAAAACAAATAATGCACCGATTTTTTCTCTAGTAAGCGTGTTTCTTGTGTAGCCATTTTGATTTATTTGATTTGTAGATAGATTTAAGATTTCCATAATTATTTATACTTGATACATAAATGAACAATTTGGGAAGGGGGTTGTACTGTTGAGGATTTTCCATAAATATTTGTATTCATTATTAAATCGCCACCTTTTTTAATTTTTGTTGCTTTTGACATTTGAAACATATACTCATCACTACCACCGGTACTGTGAGTTAAGCAGCCACCATAATCATCACCACTATATTCTGATAAATATGTGTTATTGTAATATTGTTTTACAGTTGCGCCAGCGTCAATCCTTAATGCTAAATCAATACTTGGAAGTCCTGCGGCTTTTTTTGTTCCAAAATTTGAAGAACCAGGTTGCAAAAATAGACCTGTTAAGTTGTAATCAGGGATTCTGAATTCATCAGAAGATTCAGAGCCATTGTTATAATCTTTTCCGATAATAGAATAAAGTTTTTGGTAATCATCAATCTTTAAAACATACCCGTCACAAGCAAGACAATCTTCCGGAACATATCCATTGGGGAACATAAATAATGCGCCAATTTTATCTCTTGTAAGAATTGTTTTATGATAACCATTTTGGTTAATCTCATTTGTGTTTAATGATAATATTTCCATAATTATTTGTACTTAATACATAGATGAACTGTGTGTGAAGGTGGTTGAACTGTACTTGATTTGCCGTAAATTGAATTTGAATCAGAGGCATAAGAAGTATAACCACTTAAATTATTTACAGCAGCACTTCCCCAACCTGCTTGTTTGTGATTTGAATTCGTTGCACGAGTGCCATATTTAGAGCCTGCATAATTATCCAAGCCAATATCATGTCTATGATTTGGGAGTCCTGCTTCTTTAATTATTCCGACTTCTTGTGAAGGTTGAAGGAACCTGTTTGAAATATTGTAATCAGGTATCCTAAATTCATTTTCAGCTTCATCACCTGTATTGAATGTTTTTCCAATTACTGAATAAAGTTTTTGATAATCGTCAATTTTTAAGATATATCCGTCACAAGCTAAGCAATCATCAGGAATTATTTTTATAGGTGCTGTGAAAATAAAACCAATTTTATCGCGTGTTAATTTATTTAGATTATATCCATTTTGATTAATATCGTTAGTGTTTAATGACAATATTTCCATAATTATTTATACTTTATGCAGAGTTTTACAATCTGTGCCGGAGGTTGAACAGTTGAAGATTTTCCATAAGTGGTATTTGAAGCATTACCTGTTGTCATAGTGTGAGTGTGAGCACCTTTAGAATCTGTTGTATGAGTATGTGCTCCAGAAGAACTTGTTGTTTGAGTTTTCCAAACAGTACTTGTGTAATCATCACCAGAAGTATATGGAGCAGTACCTGACAACCCTTGACTTGAATGTCCTTCATTAATGGTGTGCGTATGGGCACCTGCAGATTGAGCCGTATGTGTATGAGTTCCATTACTAGAAGTTGTCCCACTATGAGTATGTTGGGGCAAACCTGCTACTATTTGAGTTCCAATATTTATTCCAGGTTGAAGAAACCTTCCTGTTATGTTGTAATCTGGTATTCTGAATTCATCAACATTTTCTGTTCCTGTGTTATATGTTGTTCCAATTACAGAATATAGCTTTTTATAATCAGAAATTTTTAAAACATACCCATCACAAGATAAGCAATCTTCAGGAATTATATTGGCTGGAGCAATATAAATAAATCCGATTTTGTTTCGTGTCAGCTTGTTTATATGATACCCATTTTGGTTTATTTCATTGGGATTTAATGATAATATTTCCATAATTATTTATACTTTATGCATACATGTACTAATTGTGATGCTGGTTGAACAGTTGTAGTCGTCCCATATAATGAACCTGAAGTTTCATCGATAGTAAGTTTGTGAGTATGTCCACCCTGAGTATCAGTTGTATGCGTATGAGCACCACTATTACTTGATAGACCAACATTTGCAGGGGAATTTGTTCTCGCTAAAACGTATGCAGCATAACCTGAATACCATAATGAGTTAACTTGTTGAGTATTAGTTAATTGTTGATTTGTTTTGTTATCAGATGATGTTCCATCAACAGCACTTGCAAATTCATAATGTTTGTGAGCTCCAGCAGAATTTACAGTATGACTGTGAGTCCCAGCTGTTGCTATGGTTCCATCATGAGTGTGTTTTGGCAATCCTGCTTCGACTAATCCACCAGCATTTTTTGATGGTTGAAGAAATCTTTTTGTAATATTATAATCAGGGATTCTGAAAGTTCCAACTTCATCATTTGTTTGATTAAATTGTGTACCTATAACTTTATACAAATCCTCATAATCACTTATTTGCAAAGAATAACCTTCACAAGACAAGCAATCATCAGGAGTAAAATCTATTGGATAAATAAATAAAGTACCAATTCTTTCTTTTGTTAATGAGTTTTTGTGATAGCCATTTTGGTTGATTGTGGGGTTTTTAAGAGAATTTACTTTCATAGTTCTGCTAATTCTTTCCTTAATATTGCTACTTGATTATTGTAATAATCAAGCCAAGTTTCGCCTGTTGATTCGTCTTTAATTGACGGTTCACAAATCGCACGAATTCTTTTGGAATCAAGTTCTAAAAGTTCGCGTTCAATTTCAGATTTTCTAATAGCGACCTCCTTTTCTTTAAGAAAATTTTTATATTCTTTTGTGTTTGAAATATCTATCAATGAAAAATCTACCTTTTTGTATTTTTCTGGATTTGTTTGAATATCAATAGCAGTTTTTTCATCAATTCTTTGAAAACCTGTTTTTACAGAACCAACATATTCAATTGTGGAAACTTCTTTTGTTTCAATATCAACTTGGCAAGGCTTATAATTTCCTGCGGTCCAATGGTTACAAATTTTCTTAATTGATGTCATATTTTAAACTCCTTATTTATATCTGATACATACATGAACACCCTTTGCCGGAGGTTGAACAGTTGTTGAATTATTGTTTTCATCAGGGTGTGAACGCAATTGAATCTTTTGCAAACTATTTGCTAGACGTAGTTGCTAAATTAAGGAATTAGCTTTTATCTCTTGTTACCTCTTTAATGTCGTTAATTTTATAATTTTCAATAACCTTTTCTTTGTATAAATGTTTTATAACTAATTCAGTATGTTTTATATTAGTATCCTCAACATATCCATCCCAATTTACGATGTGCGACAAATACAAATTTTCCGCATCAGTTTTTAATAGTCCATTTAGTGTTGATAAAATTATATTTTCTGCATCTTTCTTAGTCACAACAGTACCCTCATTTAAAAAGTTGCAAATACTACTTTATTTTCAAAATACCCTTGTAAATTAATTTCTTTAACGCGGTTGTATAAAACTTTTAATAATCCCTTATAATATTTTTTCTTTTTTTCAATATCAATATTTAAGATTTGATTAAAGAGCATTTCTAAAGTTTTTCCATCCTTATTTTTGATAGAATCCTTATTATAATATTGAGGTATTAAATAAATAACACCTTCTAGTTTTATATAATTGCAGTCTGCAGATATTTCGAATTTTTTACTCATAACAATATTATATTTATTTTTGTCTTCCAAATAATACCTATTACATTCTAAGCAACAAGAATTATAGTATCTTTCGACTCTTATTGGTAA